ATACCAATGATTTTGCTGTCGCATATAAGACAGATTCCGGGGTCATCACAGCACATCCGAAGCCCTTAAAAGAGTCAGAGATTCGAATGCTCATTCGTCAAGCGCTCGATGAAGCAAAAAAAAAGAGAAAAAGTAAAAAGGGCAAAACCGACGACGAGATAGGAGAGGCCTCCGGCACCAGCGCCATCGGCGGCGGTCCAGTTACTCCTTTGGGCACAGGTCCGCAAGGAAAGAGTCCTTCTCGGCAGACATACATGGCCCAGGCCAAGAAAAATGCAGCATTTTACGGTGGGTCTCTTGTAAACCCACAGGATCCAGCACTTATTTATACAGCGGCAGAAAAGTGGGCAAAGGGAATTGCAGAGAAGTCTGGCAGCAAGCGAAAAAAGAAAAAGAAAAACTAAGCATAAAACATAAAATTATTTGAACATTGATCTAAAATTAAGCATAATATTATTTGCATATTGCAAAAACTACACATTGAACATTAAAAATTGGAGGAACAATGGCAGTTGATTTTGATGCAATCCGTAAAAAGCTTGACAGACTAAGCGGAACAAATAGAAATAGGTCCCTTATGTGGCGACCACAAGAGGGAGAGGAGCACACAGTACGTCTTCTATCTTTCCCAGATAATGATGGCCAACCATTTAAGGAGTTGTGGTTCTACTATAACATTGGAAATGAGAGGGGTCTTTTGGCACCTTATCAGTTCAATGATCCTGATCCGATTCAGGAGCTAATTACAAAGCTTCGTGAGGAAGGTTCTAAGGAATCCTATGAGCTCGCTAAGAAGCTCTATCCTAAGATGCGTACTTACGCGCCCGTTGTTGTCCGAGGAGAGGAGGACAAGGGTGTTCAGATCTGGGGTTTTGGTAAGACTGTTTATCAGAATCTTCTGGGACTGATGCTTGATGAGGACTACGGAGATATCACAGATCCACAAACAGGCCGTGATATCAAGGTCACATGCACCAAGCAGCCTGGTCGGCAATGGTCGATGACTGAGGTTCGCCCACGAGGCAAGCAATCTCTTCTGTCTGAAGATACAGATCGGGCAAAAGAGTGGACTTCTAGTATTCCAGATGTAACCGAGACATATCAGTGCAAGTCTTATGATGAGCTCTCAAAGATTATCAATGACTGGCTGAGTGATGATGATGAGGCTGAAGAAGATGTGGGCACCACACTTTCTGAGACATCGGCTTCAGCTGAATCTAACTACAAGAGCATCGATGAGGCCTTTGCTGATCTCATCGACGACGAATAGTTTCTGTTTTTTGCGGGGTGCATCACGCACCCCGCCTTGAACATACCTGTTCTGTCACTGTAAGATAATGAGTGGAGAAAGAATGTCAAATCAGGATTTTACTGTAGACTTAATTAATGCTCTAAACAAGGAGCATGGCACGCAGGTAGCATACAATCTCAGCCAGGATATTTCACCGACTCATGTTGAGCGGTGGATTTCAACAGGGTCAAAGCTGCTTGACTATATTTGCTCTAATAGAAGGGGTGGAGGTCTTCCTGAAGGGAGAATTGTAGAGGTTTTTGGACCACCGTCCATTGGAAAGTCTCACATAGCCACACAGATTGCTAGAACAACCCAAAAAATGGGTGGAATTGTTGTTTATATTGACACAGAAAATGCGACTTCTGTAGAAAACTTAAAGATGCTAGGCGTTGATGTGTCAAAGAGATTTGTGTATGTTGACACTCATTGCACGGAAGAGGTTCTCTCTATTGCAGAGGCGACTATTATGAAGGCAAAGGCGATGGATAAGGATGTGCCAATCACCATTGTCTGGGATTCTGTTGCTGCATCATCACCCAAGGCTGAGCTAATTGGAGACTATGATAAGGAGTCCATCGGATTACAAGCTCGTGCGATTTCTAAGGGCATGAGAAAGATCACAGGGGTGATTGCAAATCAAAATGTTCTATTTGTAATCCTTAATCAGATTCGAACTAAGATCGGAGTGATGTATGGTGATCCTGATACGACACCGGGAGGAAAGGCAATTCCATTTCATGCCTCCACAAGAATCAAGCTAGGAGCTGGCCAGCAGATTAAGGATGGTGATGATGTGATCGGTATTCATGTTTCTGCTAAGACCATTAAGAATAAGGTCGCCCCTCCTTTTAGAAAGATTAATTTTGAGATTCACTTCGGTGTGGGTATTAAGGAGCATGAGCAGATATTCGATCTGCTAAGAAAGCATGGGCCAGAAGTGATCAAGGGAAAGGAGGTCTCTGTATCAGGAACAGGTTCTTGGAAGCGCCTAACCGTAACAGACACACAAACTGGTGAAATTCTTATTGAGAAGAAGTTTCATAAGCCAAAGTTTGGTGAAATAATGAGAAATCCCGAATATACAGCTTACATAGATGATCTCTTAGAATATGCAATGGTGAAAAAGTTTAATCAAGATAATCTAGAAATAGATACAGAGTCCTATGAAGAGATGAAATCTTTAGCAGATGCTATGAGTGAGTGTAGTCTCGAGGCAACAGATTGACCGATGAAGGCCGGGTAATTCTAATTGTAGATGCCTTGAATTTGTTTACAAGGCACTATGTTGCACATCCTGCTGTCAACGCTAATGGTGGTCACGTTGGTGGAATTGTTGGATTTCTCTATGCTGTTGTTGATCTGATTGAGCGATATAAGCCAGAGCAAACAATTATTGTATGGGAAGGTGGCGGATCAACTCGAAAGCGGGCGATTTTTAAAGAGTATAAACAGCACAGGAGACCCGCAAAGCTTAACAGGTATTATGAGAAAGACCTGCCTGATACAGTCCAAAATAGAAATCATCAAATTTCAACTCTGGTCTCACTTATTGGAAATATCCCTATTTGCCAGATCTACGTTCCAGAGTGTGAAGCAGACGATGTTATAGGGTACCTGTGTCGATATAAGTTTCCAAATAAGAGAAAGCTTGTGGTTTCATCTGATCATGATTTTTACCAACTTCTAGACTCCAAGACTATTATTTACTCACCCACATGGAAAAAGATGGTAACCTCAAAGGAGGTTACAGAAAAGTTTAAAATATCACCTACCAATTTTTGTCTAGCAAAATCAATCTGTGGTGACGCATCAGACAATATAGACGGAGTAAAAGGTGCTGGGTTTAAAACTGTGGCCAAGAGATTTCCAGATCTAGCTGGAAAGCAAAGCATAAATGTCAATCAGATAGTTGAGCAAGCTGAAAAAGCTATTCAGGAAGGTAGTAAGGTGAAGGTTTTTCAAAGAATTATTAGTTCGAAGGCGAAAATAGAGAGAAACTGGAAGCTAATTTATCTAGACACCTCTAACCTTGCTGCATCGCAAATTAAAAGAATAAACGAAACTGTTGATACTTTCAGCCCAGCCAAGAATAAAATGCAGATGATGAGAATGTTTTTGCACGAAGGCATTCAGACATTTAATGTTGATAGAGTATTTTTGGCTCTAAATTACATCAGCACAAAGAAATCTTAATGCCTGTTGCACACTTTAAACAGTACGGAAAAAGCTTCGAAGAAAAGATTTTTCAGTGTTTTTTGACTGATCAAAAATGGTCAGCACAAATGACTGAGATGATGACTCCGGAGTACTTTGATGTAAAATATCTCAGGTATCTTACTGAGAGATATTTCAACTATTATCTAAAATACAAGGCATTTCCGACACTCTCTCTGCTTATAACAATAGTGAGAGATGATCTAAAGGAGGGTGCAGACATTCTCTTACGAGATCAGATCGTAGATTTTCTGCACCGAATTAAGACGAATCCTGATGTTGGAGACTTACAATTTGTAAAAGATAAGACACTTGATTTTTGTCGGAAACAGGCACTTCGAGCAGCACTTGAAAAAGCGGTTGAAATGGTTTCTACAGACAAATATGAATGTGTTGTTGATTTAATGAAGGATGCCTTGGCAGTAGGAACTCCCTCGAGCCTTGGTCATGATTTTTTTATAGACGCTAGTGCTAGATTTGAAACGATTTCAAGAATAACATGCCCGACAGGATTAGCTCATCTTGACAAGAAGACAGTTTTAAATGGTGGGCTAGGAAGGGGGGAGATAGGCGTGATCATTGCCAACACTGGTGTGGGCAAGTCTCACTTTCTGGTTCACACAGGATGTGAAGCATTAAGGGTAGGTAAGAATGTGATTCACTACACATTTGAGTTGTCAGAAACAGCAGTTGGATTGAGATATGATTCGAACTTGACAGATGTTCCTAGCCATGAGGTCATTGATCGAAAAGATGAAGTTTTAAAGAAATATGAGGGATCAGACTTGGGTCGATTAATTATAAAGTCCTTTCCAACCGGGTCTGCCTCTGTGATGACTTTGAGAAACCATATTGAGAAGGTTTTACTCAAGTCTTTTGCTCCAAGTTTGATAATTATTGATTACGCAGACATCATGAGATCGTCCAGAAAGTATGAAAATTTAAGGCATGAGCTCAAATTGATTTATGAAGAATTGAGAAATTTGGCAATGGATATGAATATACCGATTTGGACAGCATCACAGGCAAATCGAGAATCGGCAAATTCTTCAGTGGTGGGTTTAGAGAACATGTCAGAGGCATATGGCAAGGCAATGGTTGCAGATGTTGTATTATCCCTTTCTCGTAAGCCAATAGAAAAGGCCTCGGGAGCTGGTCGACTATTCATTGCAAAAAATAGAGCGGGCCGAGATGGAATTTTGTTTCCGATAAATCTCGATACGTCAAGGTCTAAATTAGTTATTTTAGAAGAAGACGCTGAAATGTCCTTGAATGAGATAATGTCATCTGACCGAGACGCGATGAAAGGTTTGCTGCGAAGCAAATGGAAAGAAATAAATGAAGGCTAAAGGCCGTTTTAATTGGAGAAATTGTGGCAGAGTTTGATGAAGTTATCAGAAGAAGTTTGGAATATTTTGGTGATGATAATCTTGCAGCAAATGTTTTTGCGACAAAGTATGCTCTCTGTGACAAGGAGGGAGATTATCTCGAAGTCACACCTGATGATATGCACCGACGCTTAGCTTCAGAATTTGCCAGAATTGAGAAAAAGTATCCCAACCCAATGACAGAAGAAGAAATCTACAGCCTCTTCAAGAATTTCACATATATTGTTCCACAGGGAAGTCCGATGTCAGGCATTGGAAATGATCACTTTATTCAATCATTATCCAATTGCTTTGTCATAGAGTCGCCACGTGATTCTTACGGCGGAATACTAAAGACAGATCAGGAGCTGGTTCAGATTGCAAAGCGCCGCGGCGGCGTGGGCTTTGATCTTAGCACAATTCGGCCCAAGGGTCTTGGGACTGGTAATGCAGCAAAGACAACTGATGGAATTGAAGTATTTATGGACAGATATTCTAATTCATGTCGAGAAGTCGCGCAAGGTGGAAGACGCGGTGCATTAATGCTGACAATATCTGTCCATCATCCACAAATTCGAGATTTTATTAAGATTAAGCGAAAACTTGATCGTGTTACAGGCGCCAATATTTCGATAAGACTGTCTGATGAATTTATGAAGGCAGTGGAAAAGGGAAGTGATGTTGAGTTACGCTTTCCAGTAGATGAAGATTCTCCACAAATAACTGTAATGGATGATGCAAGAGAGATCTGGCATGAGATAGTTTCGTCAGCACATGCTTCTGCAGAGCCTGGATTGCTCTTTTGGGATAATGCAATCAATCTCACACCCTCTGATGCCTATGCAGATATTGGATTTGGGTCAACTTCAACCAACCCTTGCGGTGAAATAATTTTGAGCCCATATGATTCATGTAGATTAATGCTAATAAATCTATCTTCGTTTGTTTTAAATCCATATGGCTCAGATTCAAAATTTGATTTTGAGGGTATGTCTGAGGTAACTCAAAAAGCACAAAGGCTCATGGATGATATGATTGATCTTGAAATTGAGCAGGTCGATAAAATTTTGGCTAAGATTGATGCAGATCCGGAGACCGACGAGGTCAAGGCAATTGAGAAAAATCTCTGGGTAAAGATTAAGGATATGGCACTCAAAGGTCGTCGTACGGGATTAGGAGTAACTGCTGTAGGAGATACACTCGCTTCTTTGGGAGTTGAGTATGGGTCTGATAAGTCTATTAAGATTGTTGAAAAAATTTATAAGACGCTGTGCATTAATGCATATAGATCTTCATGTCATCTTGCAGAAGAGAGGGGTTCATTTCCAGTTCATGACCATTCACGAGAAGAGGATCATGAGTTTTTGCGCAGAGTGTGGAAGGCAGCACCTGACGTTTATGAAATGTGTAAGCGACACGGACGTAGAAATATCGCATTGACAACCACAGCTCCTGCAGGATCTGTGTCAACCCTTACGCAGACAACAAGCGGAATTGAACCTGCATATCTTCTTAGCTACACACGTAGAAAGAAAATAACTGGTCAGGATGTCAATGCTAGTGTAGATTTTATCGATGATGTCGGAGACAAGTGGCAGGAGTATAATGTGTATCACCACGGGTACAAACAGTGGATGAATATCACAGGAAATGAGGATGATCCATCTAAGTCTCCGTATCATAAATCTACTGCCAATGAAATTAACTGGATCAATAAGGTAAGAATGCAAGCAGCTGCCCAGAAGTGGGTATGTCATGCAATTTCAAATACCACAAATATTCCTACTGATACTGATGTTGAGACGGTTAAGGAGATCTATATAACGGGGTGGAGATCCGGATGCAAAGGTGTGACTGTTTATCGAGATGGGTGCAGATCTGGTGTGCTAGTCTCAGGAAGTCGAAAGAAGAAAACTAGATTTAAAACACACGATGCACCCGTCAGGCCCAGTGAGCTACCTTGTAATATTCATCATGCCACAATTAAGGGTGAAGCCTGGACAATCCTTGTGGGCTTGCTCGGCGGAAGACCTTATGAGGTAATTGGTGGTCTCCAAAAGTACATTGAAATACCAAAGAAACACTCTTTTGGAATTATTGTTAAGCACCCAAGAAAGACAAAAAATTCTATATACGATTTAAGAATTGGAAAAAATGGTGATGAGTTTGTGATTAAAGATGTTGTTTCTGTCTTTGACAATCCCAATCATGCTGGGTTTACTAGAACAATTTCACTGGCATTACGCCACGGTGCGCCAATTCACTACATTGTTGAACAGCTACAAAAGGATAAGGACGCTGATTTATTTTCTTTTTCTCGGGTTGTAGCAAGGGTGTTGAAAAGTTACATTAAGAATGGTGAGAGAGCACATGAGGATAAGGTTTGTGATACCTGTCATGCTGAACGTTCGCTTATTTACCAGGAAGGATGTGTTACATGTAAATCGTGCGGTTCTTCTAAGTGCGGTTAAAGTGAGAAAAGTGTGAAGTGGACAACAGAAATATCACCAGAAATAAAAGAAGTTGAGCTAAGAAAAAATCCTGTTATAATTCGAGTCAATAAGTTCGATGAAGATGCTGCAAAGACATTTAGCCAGGAGATTGCACAGGCTCACAACACTGGTCAAAAAGTCATTCCAGTCGTAATTGATTCATACGGCGGTCAAGTCTATAGCTTGATGTCAATGATTAGCGCAGTAAAGCATTCAGAATTACCAATAGCAACTATTGTAGAGGGCAAGGCGATGTCTTGTGGTGCTATCTTGTTTTCCTTCGGTACAGATGGAATGAGATTTATGGATCCGAATGCCACTGTGATGATACATGACGTATCATCAATGGAAAGGGGAAAGGTCGAAGAGCTCAAGGCATCTGCTGAGGAAACAGAGAGATTAAACAACATTGTTTACACAATGATGGCAAGAAACTGTGGCAAGAGAGATGATTATTTTCTGAAAATCGTGCATAAAAAAGGACATGCTGACTGGTTTTTAGATCCCGACGAGACTAAAAAGCACGGTCTTGCAAATCAGCTGAGAGTACCAAAGTTCAATATTAAGATTTCTGTTGATATAGACTTTGAATAAGTACTTAAATGGAGCTTATTTCAACTCACATATGCAAGGGGCAAAATATTGGTGTCCACGGTAATTTATTTGGAGGCGTGATGCTTTCATGGCTCGATGAAGCAGGTGGAGCATATGCAGGCCAGTGCTGTGACACACCTAGAATGGTGACACTAAAGATGGCAGAATGCATTTTTAAAAAACCAGTTAGACCCGGTCATCTTATCAAGATATATGGTAAGGTTTTAAGTGTTGGAAACACATCTATTATTATTAGACTTGAAGCTCGCAGGCACAGCCCATACAATGGCACACAAAAAGCAGTTTGTGAAACAGAGATAACCTACCTTAGGGTCGACGGCGACGGAGAAGCCATTCCTATAAGTGACAAAGTTAAGAAAAAATATAAAGACAGGTCATCCCTAGCATCTCTCAAGGATACAGGATCAGATAAAGATGGATAAGGATTTTTACAATAGTTCAAGCGCAGCCAGTCTTGGGTGGAATCCCGCGTGGTTCGGCTGTGATGAATTTGATGTCAACCTGGTAAAAGCAGTTCAGAAGTGGCAGAAAAAAAATGGTTTAACAGCAGATGGCTTAGTGGGTCCTGCGACGTACAGAAGGATTTGGACAGAGAGAGAGGCAAATATTTCATCTTACAAGTCAAGAAGACATGTATCTACTTCTGGTGACAAACACATTGTCCACAACGGATCATTTATTCCGATCGAGTGGAATAATGTCATTCTTTGGGATGAGCCCAGTGGGTTTAAATCGAAAAAAGGTTGCTACACTGATTATTCTGGGAAACCCGATCGAAAACCGACATTCTTTGTAAACCACTGGGACGTATGTCTCAGCGCAGAGTCTTGTGCGAGAGTTTTAAATAACCGCAAGGTATCAGTTCATTTTCTTATCGATAATGATGGAACAATCTTTCAGATGCTAGATACCCAGCATAAAGCATGGCATGCTGGCATACCTCGATTTGAAGGAGGAAACACAAAAGGGATTGGAGTTGAGATATCAAATGCGTACTATCTCAAGTATCAAGATTGGTATGTCAACCATGGCTTCGGGGAGAGGCCGATACAGGAGAATGCCTGGGTTCACGGAAAGAAATTAGATCCCTTTTTGGATTTTTACCCAGTGCAACTTGAAGCGTTAAAGGCCCTATGGAAGGCTATCCACATTGGCCACGGAATTCCTCTAGAGTATCCTAAAAATTCAAACGGGCATATTGAAACAGGTGTTCACAAAGACTGCGAGAGGGGAAAGTTTCATGGATTCTGTAATCATTATAATTTCACTAAGTCAAAAAAAGATTGTGCCGGCTTAGATTTACCGAATCTTCTTAATGCTGTTAAGAATGAGCCGATATACTGTATGGACACTGAATAATAATAGCCGGCCCAATTAATAACCTCTGTGATATTTAATATATTGCGCATGTGTCATAGCGCTGTGAGGTTTTTGTGGCAACAAAGAGAAACTTCGGTATCACCACCCTGCGGTTTAACCAAGGAATTATTGTAAGCGGTACTGATTGTGGTAATGGAACTGTAATTGTAACAGGAAGCATGGTAGTTTCAGGAGCTGAATCTAGCCCGGCTTTAGATTTATACACCAGTCTTTCAGGCAAATATGCGGCTGTTATTGACAATGATCAAAATAGTCAAGGTCACGGACTAAAGGTGACCAGTGATGGAAGTGGAACTGGAACAAATTTATTTGATGTGGAATCTGGGATAACAACAGTGTTCAGGGTCCGGGGTGATGGAAAAGTTGCAATCGGTGAAACATCAGCAGGTGGAATTCCGACACAAGTAGAGGCACTCACAGTTAATGGTGATTTAAGTTTTAGGGATTATCTAAAGCGTCGAGGGGATAGCAACACATACATTGGAATGCCGGCTAATGATCAAATGGAATTAGTTGCTGGCGGCGTTACTTTTGTTTCGATGATAGAAAATGATTCACAAGATAAAATTACTTTTAATGATGGTGCCGGCGATGTTGATTTTATCGTCGAATCGCCCAATGAAACAAAAGCTTTATACCTCAACGCAGGGAATGAAGTATTTCACATAAATCATGGTGAGACAAATTTCCAAACAAAAATTCACAATACAAATGATCTAGCACTTACAGTAAATTCTGCCGGTGTAGTTTTAAACGACGACGGACATGCTACAAATGATTTTCGTGTAGAAAGTGACAATAATAATCACATGCTATTTGTAGATGCGGGAAATGATTCGATTTCCATAGCATCCAACACAGTTTCCGGAACCGATACAAACTTCCTTGTCTCAGGTTCAATATCGTCTCGAGGAACTACTGCTAGAGGAACATCAGTCTTTGGAGGAGATTTATTTAGTAGTGGAACTTTTTACTCTATGTACGGAATGAGAGTCGACACATCTGCTGAGATTCATGTTCTTAATATAGACCCAACCTTAGACACTGTATCCTTCTTTAAGGAAGGTACACCAGGATCAGACGTGAACTGGTTCGTGTCTGGTGCAATCGGCGGAACTATTAATCACGCAGCCTTTGGCGGAGATCTAGTTGTATCGGGCAATCTTGGAATTGGAACAGGTTCTCCAGCAGAAATCCTACACATAGTGGGCGCGGATTCTGTTTTACGTCTTGATGATACGACTAGTAACTATCGGATAGATCTCGAGGTTGGCGGCGGGCTCAAGCTGATGATGGGCACTACCACGAATAGTGACGCTTTCATGACGTTGATGGCTCATTCCGGCAAAAACAAGCTTGACACAACGAATCGAGACTTTCATCTATACGGTAACAATACAACGACGGGTTTCTATTTTGATGAAAGTGAAGGAACATTCGGGTTTGGAACCGACAGTCCAACAGCGACTGTACAGATTGTTGGCACAGATACTGATAACCTCCTCTCTCTTCGCTCTGATAGCTACGTTGATCTTTTAGTTGTCACAGGATCTGGAAGAGTTGGGATCAATGCTCCAAATCCAGGTTCAACACTCCAGGTTAGCGGATCTGTTGGTTTTCTGGTCTCAAGCTTTGCTAGCAATCATGCACTTGATGAGACTCACACTGTAGCAATTGCAGATTGTAATGGAGGCAATGTAACACTAACATTACCACCAGCAGCAGATGCAATTGTAGGAAGAAAATACATCATAAAAAGACTCGACTCAGGGGGAAGCGGCGGTGGCAACTCATTGACAATAGCAAGAAATGGTGCAGTCATCGACGGAGCAGCATCTAATATAGGAAGCATTGAAAATCAAACTAGCCATACTTTAATCTGTCTCGGTGCTGGAAACGGTTGGGCAATTATCGACAAGTATGTCGGCATTTAATTACAGCATGATTTAAGGTCTGATTCGACTTATCAGCTTACCAGAATATTTATTGCTGGTAGTGTGCCGTCTTCGTGATACCAGAGTTTAAGATAAGTTAAATGCCTTCTGAAAAGAAAAAAGATCTCGAAAAGAGTGACTTTATAGTCCTCCAAAAAAAGCTTACAGAGAAGATTGACAGAATAATCTCTCCAAACAAGCTCCAGATCGGTCTTGACAGTGAAGGATTTAAGAGCGATCTTATCACAAAGGGTGTCTTAATAGCTTCGGGCGGAATAACAGGATCACTCACAAGTCTAAAGGATGGAACAGACTATATTCAGGGTGGTGACAATATCATCATCACAACAGGCTCTACAGGTTTCATTCACATAAGTGCTCAAACAGGCGGCGGGAATGCTGATCGTGAAGCTCAGTACGTTGTCATGGCAGCAACCGCTTCGATGACAAATGAAAGAGTTCTTGCAGCCGGATCAGGTATAGCAATGACAGATGCCGGTGCTGGCGGCAATGTAACACTAGCTATTAACTATAACGACATTCCTTCACTGGTTTCTGGAACTGATTTCACAGCTGGTGTGAAATTTAGCAGTAATTTGCATATTTCTGGAAATGTCTCAAGTTTTGTTCTCACAGGAGCAATTAAAGGACCAAAGTTTCACGTCTCTGCTTCGTCGACACTATTTGATAGCCGTGTTCATTTTTCAGGCACAATTTCTGAATTCATAGCAACTGGGACAGCAAAGTTTAACAGTGGACTAAGTGGATCACTTACAGCGCTAACAGACGGTACTCCCTATCTTGTTGCTGGAGACAATGTTACACTGTCAACAGGTTCTAGCGGTGCGATCACAATAAACTCTACTGGTGGAGGATCAGGTGGAGCTGACAAGGGTGCAACGTATGTTGTGATATCCGCAACAGGCTCCCTAGCAAATGAAAGAGTTCTTAAGGCAGATTCAGGATTAACAATATCAGACGGCGGAGCTGGAAATGAAGTAACACTAGCAATCAACACAAATGTTGTTGCACAGATTGTGTCGGGTACGACTTTCGAGGATAACGTTCATTTTTCAGGATCGATTTCTGATTTTGCTCTAACAGGAACCATCAAGAACTCAGCATCGAAGGTCATCGAATCCTCAGTCGCCACAGAGATTGAAACAAAAGCAGGAGCTCTCACATTAGATGGTGCAGCGGGCATTGATCTACAGTACAGTGGAACCACTTACATAGCGCTAAACACAGGTTCTGTATACATCCTTTCAGGCGGCGGCGCAACTAGCACTCCACCAGGTGTTGATGCCGCATTCTTTGTGTCAGGATCTATAGGCGGCAAGGATTCAACGACAAAAGGAGTTACAGAATTTGGTGGAGACACTGTTATCAGTGGAAATATCCATGCAAGCCAATACATTTATCACGAAGGTGATTCTGACACTTACATCAGATTCACAGATGATAACGTATACTTTGCCGCAGGTGGCCGGGACATGATCTTCCTCAAGGAAGACGGTACTCAAGATGCTGTTATTATTAATGACGGCGGTGTAGACGTCGACTTTAGGGTGGAATCTACATCAGAGACACAGGCACTATTCGTTGATGCGAATGCAAATGTTTTCCATGTAAATCGCGGTGAATCTAATTTTGACACTAAGATACACAACACAAATGATGTCGCGATCTCAGTAGGTTCAGCTGGTGTGATTTTCAATGAAGACGGTCATGCCACAAACGATTTCAGAGTAGAATCAGATAATCAGACACATGCTGTATTCGTAGATGCTGGTTCTGATCAGGTCATGCTTGGAGCTAATTCAGCAGGTGGAGGTGACACATATCTCTTTATTTCCGGCTCAATAGGTGCCAAGGATTCAACAACAAAGGGAATTGCAGTATTTGGTGGTGATTCAGTTATATCAGGATCAGTCACATCACTAAAAGGCTTAAGCGGTTCACTTACAACACTAACTGATGGCACCGAGTACATGATTGCCGGCACCAACATAACGATCAATACAGGATCAGATGGTGCACTAACAATTTCAGCTACGACCGGCACAGCAGACCCTGGAGGTTCAAATACACAGGTTCAGTTTAATGACGGTGGAGCCTTCGGAGGCGATTCAGGTCTCACATTTAACAAGACCTCTGACCTGTTATCTGCTGGTAAGCTACATGTAACTGCTAAAACAAGCCTCTCAGGAACTGTCTCTGGCTTTGCTCTAACGGGAACAATTAAGAACACTGCATCAAAAGTGATTGAATCTTCTGTTGCAACAGAGATAGAGACAGATGCTGGATCGCTGACCCTTGATGGCAAGACAGGTGTGAACCTCCAAGCAAATGGCACAACTGTACTATCAATTGGCCCTGCTGGAACTTATCTTTCTTCCTCTGTTTCTGACTTCTCACTCACTGGAACAATAAAAAACAGTGCAGCGAAGGTAATAGAATCTTCAGTTGCAACTGAAATTGAAACAACAGCAGGATCTCTGACACTAGATGGTAAGACAGGAGTCAGCCTGCAGTCTAATGGTACAACAATTCTTGCCATAGGGCCTGCTGGAACTTATCTCTCTTCCTCTGTCTCTGACTTCTCGCTAACAGGCACCATCAAGAATTCAGCATCAAAGGTCATAGAGTCATCAGTTGCCACTGAGATTGAGACACGTGCGGGTACACTCACACTAGATGGTGCAGCAGGAATCGATCTCCAGCATAGCGGTAGCTCATATATTAAGTTAAACTCCGGATCAATCACAATAGGAGATCTGAGCGGTTCAAACACACTGGGGGTTGCACCCCCAGACATCTATATTTCTGGTGCTGTGCAAAGTGAATTACATCTTTCAGGATCAGTCTTTGCTGATAAGCTAAGTGGCTCACTTACAACTCTTGCAGATGGCTCAGAGTACCTAATTGCAGGTTCTAGTATTACATTAACAACTGGATCGTCCGGTGCGATAACAATTGCTTCAACAGCAACCGGAGGCAGCGGTGGTGCTGATAAGGCTGCACAATATGTTGTCTTATCCGCTACAGGGTCTCTGTCAAACGAGAGGGTTCTTGCAGCAGGATCTGGATTAAAGCTTACTGATGGAGGCGCCGGCAGCAATATAACTGTTGCAATTAATCCAAATGTCGTTGCCCAGCTGGTATCAGGAACAACATTCACTGGCAATGTTCATCTCTCAGGATCAGTGTCAGATTTTACTCTAACAGGGACCATAAAGAACTCAGCGTCCAAGGTCATCCAGTCATCAGCAGCAACTGAAATAGAAACAACAGCAGGTGCTTTAACACTGGACGGCAAGACAGGAGTCAATCTACAGGCTAACGGTACAACAGTACTTTCTGTAGGACCCGCTGGAACGTATCTCTCATCCTCTGTTTCTGATTTTTCTCTAACTGGAACGATTAAGAACAGTGCAGCCAAGGTTATAGAGTCATCTGTAGCAACTGAAATTGAGACACGAGCAGGTGTTCTCACATTAGACGGTGCAGCAGGTGTGAATCTCCAGTATAGTGGTAGCTCGTATCTGAAACTAGGATCAGGATCAATAATAATCGGTGATTTGAGTAGTTCAAATACACTAGGTGTCGCATCCCCTGACATCTACATCTCAGGAGCAGTACAAAGCAAACTACACCTTTCTGGTTCAGTCTTCGCTAGCAAGCTAAGCGGATCCTTAACAACACTGACAGACGGCACTGAATACATTATTGCCGGCACCAACATTACGATCAACACAGGATCATCCGGTGCTCTAACAATCTCTACGACAGCAGCTTCTGTTGCAGGAACAGATACACAGGTACAGTTTAATGATGATGATAGTTTCGGAGGAGACGCAGGACTCACATTTAATAAGACTTCTAATCTGCTCACAGCTGGAAAGCTGCACACGACTGACAATGCTCATCTCTCAGGATCAGTCTCAGACTTCAATCTAACTGGAACGATTAAGAACAGTGCAGCCAAGGTTATAGAGTCATCTGTAGCAACTGAAATCGAGACAGATGCTGGTGCACTGACACTAGATGGCAAGACTGGCGTGAATCTCCAAGCAAATGGGACAACTGTGTTATCTGTTGGTCCTGCTGGAACTTATCTTTCTTCCTCTGTCTCTGACTTTGCTCTAACAGGCACAATTAAGAATTCAGCATCAAAGGTCATAGAGTCTTCAGTTGCAACTGAGATAGAGACAAAAGCAGGAGCTCTCACACTAGACGGTAAAACAGGTATAAATCTTCAGGAAGATGGTACAACTCTTATAGCCATCGATAATGGACAAAACGTAATAATCGGCACAGCAGGCAAGCAGATTCAGCTTTCAGGATCAGTCTCAGATTTCAACCTAACTGGAACAATCAAGAATTCAGCATCAAAGGTCATAGAGTCATCAGTTGCCACCGAAATTGAGACAAGAGCTGGTACACTTACACTAGATGGTGCATCAGGTATTGATTTACAATATAGCGGAAGCTCTTACATAAAGCTAAACTCCGGATCAATCACAATAGGAGACCTTAGCGGATCTAATACACTAGGTGTCGCACCCCCAAATATCTACATTTCAGGAGCTATTCAAAGTAATCTGCATCTATCTGGTTCAGTCTTCGCTAGTAAACTTAGTGGATCACTGACAGCACTAGCTGATGGTACTGAGTACATGATAGCTGGTGCCAACATCACAATCAATACGGGCTCATCCGGTGCACTAACAATTTCAGCTACAACTGGCACAGCAGATCCTGGTGGAGGAAACACTCAGGTCCAGTTTAACGATGGCGGATCATTTGGAGGGAGCTCGGCTTTTACCTTTACAGGGACAGAGGTGGAATTAAATGCCGAAAGTCCAAAATACACACTGAGAAGAGGCGCCAACAGTCAAGATAGTAAAATAAGCTTTGAAGGTGCAGCGGGCGCTGTCGGTGCTACGATTACACACGAATCAGGCACCAATGATCTAAGGTTCGACGTATTTAATGGTTCGTCCACTGAAGAAATACTGAGGCTTGGAGATCATTATGGCACCGCAAACCGTCAAGTAATTTTCCTATCAGGTTCAGGAATAGGGTCCCCCGACATGCAGCCTCGAAATGCGCTAGACCTTGCGTTCTTTGTCTCAGGTTCAATTGGATCGAAGGGAACAACCGATAAAGGTACTGCAGTATTCGGCGGAGACACTATGGTCAGCGGTGCACTTCATGTATCACAGGGGATAAGTGGATCACTGACAACACTAGCAGACGGCACAGCTTATCTCAATGCTGGATCTAATGTGACAATTACAACAGGTACCGCAGGACAAGTAACCGTATCAGTTTCCTCTACATCAAATGTAGTCTTTAATGAGACACCGGGTGGATCAATAAACGGATCAAATACAGACTTTACATTAGCAAATTCACCTGAAGATGGAACAGTTATGCTTTTTGTAAATGGTCAATTACAGACATCTGGATCTGGACTAGATTACACATTAAGCAATAAGACAATAACATTTTCTGGAGAATCAGTTCCGCAGACAAGTGATCAACTAATTGCAACATATTCTAAGTCAACATAGGTCGGTAATAATTAGGAATAGGATAATGAACACAACTACGCAGTATAAAACGTCAGATTTGGCTTTAGCAGCCTTCTTAGTGATGAGAGGGTTACCGCTAATTAGTGCGACTCGTGTTTCCGGAAAGTTTGAATTTGTATTCGATGATCCTGGTCAAAAAGGTCACATGCTAAGCATTGATTTTGTCAATAGTGACTTTTCTAAGTTCGATAATCACGTTCGCACGCTTAAAAAAATCTTGTATAAATCTTGAGATAAAAACTTTCACATTTTTCAAAATAATCTTATTTTCTAGTTGTTCAGATATATTTAAAAGTGTAAGAAGCCAAATCGTAATGTAGGTTTAACACGTAAAGTAGGTTTAGTACGTATAAGTTTCCGTAGACGTCCGTTTTTAAATTTAACCTCACATCTATAAAGATAAAACAAGATGTCCGGATCGGTCACAAAACTTAGACAAAAACAAATTACTGGCTCAATTGATATGTCAACCACCGCGGTTGATGCTGTCACAATCGGGTCTGGGTTGCTTTCTGCATCAAACCTTCAAGAAGATCTCAATAACGTACGCGCGTTATTCAAAGATATGAAGGGAACAACTGCGTGGTATGGTAACGCAACCTATCAGCTAACTGGAACTGCTGCACATGGCAGTGCTATTGCCCTAGATGCATCAAATGGCTCTGGCGGAATTGATATTGATGCAGGTGCTGCCATTACAATTGACGCCGGCGGTGCGTTGTCACTAGACGCAGGTGCTGCATCAAACTTTTCAACTTCAGCTGGTGCACTCACACTTGACGGAAAGACCGGTGTAACCATTAAAGAAGATGGCACCGCAGTCATAACAGTTGATACAAGCAGAAATGTAGCAGTTGGCTCGGCGACGACATTCATATATCTGTCTGGAACAGTCTCTGACTTTGCACTATCTGGAACGATTAAAAATAGTGCTGCTAAGGTCATCCAATCTTCAGTTGCTACAGAAATTGAGACCACAGCTGGTGCAATAACTATTGACGGCAAGACAGGCATAAACCTCCAGGAAAATGGAACAACTGTAATAGCCATTGACACCGGGCGAAATGTAGGAATAGGTGCAGCAGGCACGCAGATTCAACTATCTGGAACAGTCTCAGACTACGCACTATCTGGAACGATTAAGAACAGCGCTGCTAAGGTCATTCAGTCCTCAGTTGCGACAGAGATAGAAACAACTGCTGGTGCACTAACTATTGACGGCAAAACTGGTGTAGCACTTCAGGCAAATGGAACACAGATGCTCTCTGTTGGACCTGCAGGTGTCTACCTCTCTGGATCAGTCTCTGACTTCCTTGTCACAGGAACAATAAAGAGTGATGCAACCGTTGCACTACAAGCATCTGCTGGAACTACAATAAAAACACTCGCAGGATCATTTGATGTAGACGGCGCTGGCGGTGTTCAGCTGCAATACAGCGGAAGTTCATACATTAGACTAAGATCGGGATCAATTGTGCTAGGAGACCTGAGTGGTTCATCACTCACAAGAGGCCAGGCCCCACCGAACATATACGTCTCAGGCGCAATTGTCAGTCCGCTTCATCTCTCTGGATCAGTCTTCGTTGATAAACTAAGTGGATCTCTTACGACCCTGGCCAATGGATCTGAGTACATGATCGCTGGGACAAACATCACGATCAACACAGGCTCCTCAGGTGCTCTAACAATTTCAGCTACGACTGGTACAGCAGATCCCGGAGGAGAAAACACTTCGGTTCAGTTTAATGACGGTGGTGATTTTGGTGGAGATCCAGGTTTCTCGTTTAACAAGACAGCTGGATTGCTCTCAATAACCCGGATTGCCTCGGAATTCGCTACCTACTTATCAGGATCAGTCTCAGATTTCAATCTAACTGGAACGATTAAGAACAGTGCAGCCAAGGTTATAGAGTCATCAATTGCGACAGAGATAGAAACAGCTGCCGGAGCTCTTACATTAGACGGTAAATCTGGTGTAGCCCTTCAGGCCAACGGCGCTCAAATGCTCTCAGTCGGACCCAACGGTGTCTATCTCTCTGGATCAGTCTCAGACTTTAGTGTCACAGGGACAATTAAGACAAGTGCTGCTAGAGCAATACAGTCATCAGCTGCAACAGAGATCATGGCAAAGGCCGGTTCATTAGGCCTCGTCGGTACAACAGCAGTTAATCTGGTTGTCGACACAGCAACACAGCTCTCAGTCGGACCTGCAGGTGTCTATCTCTCAGGATCAGTCTCAGGATTTGAATTAACTGGAACAATTCGGAGCAATGTAGCCAAGGTCATTGAATCATCAGTTGCCACTGAGATAGAAACAGATGCAGGGTTGCTGACCCTAGATGGAAAGACAGGAGTTAACCTACAGGTAAATGGTACACAGGTGCTAGGAGTAGGAACATCAGGTCTCTACGTATCAGGTAATGTATCCTCATTCACTGTAACAGGAGCAATTAGATCTCCAGCAGCAACAGGTGTTCGATTCCCAGAAGGAATTAGTGGATCGATAACACGTCTATCCAACGGCAAGTCATTCATCGAGGCAGGATCAAATATCGTAATAACCTCAGGTTCAAACACTGCGATTACTATAGGTGTGACTGGGGTCGACTTGTCACCGTCAGGATCTAAGGCTAGAAACTTTTACAATGTCACAGGAACTTATTCAAATGGATCTGAGATCATCATCCATGGTGATGGAGCTACATCACAGACAGGTTTCAACAACACTAAAGCTAGACATGATCCATACGGAGCGCTGGATGTCTACCTAAACGGTCAGTACATGCAATCTGGAACAAGCGCTGCAAATGGTGACTATTCAGTCGGCATTGGTTGTACAACGACAGGATCAATTAAGTTCTTCTTCAATCTTGAGGAGGGAGATGTCATAACGACATTCGAAATCAACAGATAGAGCTAACAAAATTGATGATTATTATCGTCCCCGGGGTTTAACTCCGGGGACGATTTATTTATGATTATGATGTGTAATTTGAGGATATATAAATGTCAAGTAGTAGTTTAGAATACCATATCAATGTTCTGAAAGATGTTCGTGTCGGGCTTGATGAGAACATTCAAAAAGTGTCAAGACAGGTGCAAATTGATCAGATACGTCTCGAGTCAGTAAGCGTTCCTTGTGCTGCAATTTCTGCCTTTATTAAAAGCACTAGAGAACAGCTAGAAGATGCTGAATCTCTTGAAGAAAGGGCTGAAATTGCACGTTCTGCGCTGCAAAAGCTAGAGAGCTACTCAGTTGAGTACGTGTCAAATGAAAGACATATTCTCTCTAAGAGAATAGGCATGGTCGAAGGCTTCCAGGTATACGCACAATCAATAGATGAGCATATAGTAGAGAAGCAGACAGAGATCGAAGCACACAATCGTGTGCAAGAGCGTGTTGAAAATGGTGAAAATTTAAATCGTCGCAAAGCAGGAACGAGACCAGAAAAGTTAAAAGACATAAGGCATTTTGAAGAGCGCACAAGTGAATAAATCGGCACAACGCATATTACAGAAATCGAGATAGATTGTGTCCCATAGCCACAAGATTCATAAGCTTGTGTATCAAATAAAGTATCTCAAGGAAGAATTTGCAGAGTGCCAGCAAATATACGAAAAGGCAAAAATAGAGTTCTTTACTGACGCTATTACAAAAAAGAAAGAAATGGGTGCTGAGGATGACGAGATTTCTGATGCCTCATTAGATACAGATGACACAAATGACTCTGACCCCATGACTGAGGAAGTGCTGACCACCAGCGAGAGTGATCGTGAGGAGATTGAAGATTTAGAAATCTCTGATACATCCTCTGCAAAAAATCAGCCCAGATGGGCCAAACAGCTATTCAGAGATGTGGCAGTTATAACTCATCCTGATAAAGTTCCAGATAGTCTTAGTGAAAAACTACGAGAAAAATTGGTTTCCCTCTACACGCTTGCAACTGATGCATATCAAAGCGGGAATTTTTCTGGATTGGTTGAAGCTGCATCGGAGCTAGGTGTTGAGATGCCTAGTGATGGAGAAGATCTAGCCCAGTATCTCAATTCTGAAATTTTTGACTTAGAAGGTAAGATAGAAGAAATAAAAATGACGCTAATTTGGACATGGGCACTTAGTAGCCCAGAGGAAAAAGTTGAGTTAATGAATGCTTTTGCAGAGATGAGAGGCTGGTCTGAAGACGTGTAAAAATGCAGTGTATGATTTAAAATTACTCAGGAGATATTATGTCCTGGCAGCCCCCACGCTCACCTTACAATCTCATTCAAGAGCATCTTTGGCAGGATCCCTGGAAAATATTTGTCGCATGTATCTTTTGCAACCTAACAAAAAGGGTTGATGCAGAACCGTATATGTGGGAATTTTTTCTAAAATACCCAACTCCACAAGCAGCGTCGAATGCAAATCTTGAAGATGTCAAGACTATGATACAGCCGCTAGGATTGTCACAGAGACGATCTAAGGCCCTGGTGAGAATGTCTGATGATTACATCAACAAGAAGTGGAGGGATAACCCAGAAGTTCTCTACGGGATCGGAAAGTATGCTTCCGATGCTTATCGTATTTTTTGCTTAGGCGATTGGAAAGATGTGCAACCCAGAGATAATGCCCTAAATGACTATCACACATGGTTAAAAAATCAAACTGCTCAGGTTGCTTAAACATGCATTAGATGAGATGCTATGATTCGAACTTTCGTAATCGAGCGATACTATCAATAATAGTGACATAGGTTTGATGAGTGACCCAGTCGCCAGCATTAATATAAGTCTTAATATGTTGATCTTCGTCCACCCATATTAACGCTTCAGGATTATGGGTGTGTCCCATTATAAAGACATCCACATCTTCATTGTGCCTAAGCACATGAATGACGCTTCGTAATTTGTGACGCTTAATCTGAATTCCTGTCCACCATGTAGTAAAGTCAAACTTAAATGTGAATTCAAGAATGTTCTGGATGACAGACAGAAGTGTTACAAAGAGCTTATTATGCAGTGCACCTTTGGTGTACTCATCACCGTGCTCTATTCTAAATTTTCTGCCTCCTTCTTCAAACTCATATTTTTTGACAAAGTTAATGCCAAAAAGGTTGTCTCCTATTAGACCGACTAAGCTTTCATCGTGATTTCCGACTACATAGATGATCTCTTTCTGATAATCGATTGTTTCTAGAATCTTTTTACACCGATTGGTAAAGACCGGGATTTTTATGAAATCAATAATGTCTCCGGCTAGAATAAGCTGATCATAGCTTTCACTTGTTAAAAAGCTTAATAGCTCACTTGATTTGTAGAATTGACTGCCTATGTGTGTATCGGAAATGATTACTCTTTTCATTTGAACACTTTGAATTTAAGTGGTAACATTTCTACAGGGGTTTTTATGCCAGAGGGTCCAGAAGTTAGACATATCGTTGACGCTTTATCAGAGAGGCTCACAGAAAAATGTTTACTTAAGATTGACTTGTTAAGTGGAAGATACACAAGGCACGGCCCTCCAGAGGGATCATTTGATCTTATCAAAAATTTACCAAGAATGATAACTTCTGTTGAATGTCATGGAAAATTTATTTACTTTAAGCTAGATGAAGGCTGGAGCATCTGGAGCACATTGGGAATGTCAGGTACATGGCAGTCAGGGGCGACGAAACATAGTAGGGTTAAATTAACCATTGAAGATGATGAGATCTTCTTTAATGATATGCGTAACTTTGGAACACTAAGGTTTGTAAAAGGTCATGACTACTTGTGTCGCAAGCTCACAAAGCTAGGCCCAGATATGCTATCACAAGATATAACTGATTTTGAATTTAAAAATGCTCTAAGAAAAAGAAAGAATAAAACTATTGTCCAGGCAGTAATGGATCAATCTGTGATCGCAGGGGTTGGAAATTATCTAAAAGCAGAATCACTATATATGGCCAGAATTTCTCCCCATAGACTTTGTAGTAGTCTTAGTGATCGAGAGATTTCTGCTTTAAATAAAAGCATAAAATCAACTATCCGTGAGTCTTATAGGACTGGCGGTGCAACTATTTCCACATATCAAGATTTTGATGGAAATTCTGGCAAATACACTAGAAGATTTGCTGTTTATAATCAGGATGTTGATCCAATCGGTAATCAAGTAATCAAGGAAAGAACTTCTGACGGAAGAACTACACACTGGGTTCCCGAGGTTCAAAATTAGGAGAAAGACGTGGAAGAATATAAACTTTCAGATGAGGTAATAGGCCAGGTGGCAAAGCTGGTGCAACTAGCTATTATCACCGGAACAGACGTGATTGATCATCTTAGAATGATTAGAGTGACAAGCTCTGAACTAGATGACAGCACACTAGTGTTAACACCTGAGTACAGAGAAGTTTCTGAGAATCAAGTGTCACAATTGCTAGAAGAGGTTTCACAAATTCAGGATGCCGAGGAAGATGAAAGACAGGCTGATTAGCATGTTTGAGCTTCGGAAGTCATTCATGCAGGAATTGAGAAAAAGCTTCCCAGAAGCATATCCAGAATTGCCGATTGATCTAAAGAAAAAAGAAAATCAGCAGCTTTGTCGTGATATGGCACTGCGCGGTGTAGAGGAAATGTTTGAGGCTTTGCAGCATTTGAAAAACTGGAAACCACATCGGGTTACAAATATCGAAGAATTCGATGATAGGGAGTTCCTGGAAGAGATAGTTGATGCTTTCAATTATTTTTTCTCACTGATAATCCTTGCCGGCTATGATGCAGATGATCTATACAAGGCTTATGTTTTAAAAGATGAAATAATCCACAGTAGATTAAAAGACGGATATTAGATTGTCAACCATCGACGACCTTTTTAGTAGACAGAGAGTTTTTAATGATCTGTTCTACAGCTCTGACAAGCTTTCAGAGAAGCAGAAAGAAGAGATTACAAAGTCTTTTTCTCTAGCATTGCACGCAGAGGTTTCTTCTCTAGTGTCTGGGCTAAACTATAAAGATCACACTAGTGAAATCGTACCTGTCAATAAAACGAAAATTCTGTATGAGTCTGTTGATGTATTTCGATATATTTTGGCTATCTTGAATCTGTGGGACATTTCGAGTGATCAGTTTGTCTCTGCGTTTCATGACAAAGACCTCTTTTTGCACACCCGTTATCAATCATCTAAGAGCCAATGGGAGGGCCAAGAGGTAATAATTCTTGACTTGGACGATGTCATAATAGAATTCAGATCGGGATTTATAGAGTGGTTGGAGAAAAATCATAATCTTAAGATCGATAGAAATTCTTCTGAATACTATACAACATCAGAGGTAAAAGCAGCTGGGTTAAATCCGGAAAAGGTCTTTTTTGACTTCATCAGAGAAAGAGAATTACGCAATCTGGCACCAAACAAGAAGATGATCTCTGCTATAAATCAGATTAAAGATGCAGGATATTGGGTACATATACTGACTGCCCGTCCTAATGAAAATTTGCTTTGTTGTTATGATACTTTTCACTGGATAAATGAGTCGGGCTTGCAGTATGATAGAATTAGCTTTAGCTCTGAAAAGTATAGATGGCTCACACAGTCAGATTATTTTGATTCTGGAAAAGTCGTCTGTGCAATCGATGATTCAGCAAAGCATGCAGCTGAGTATGCAAAACACGGTATTCATGTCTATTCTCCAAGAACATCATATAACACTGAGCTAGAGGGTCGCGAAAACATATCAATGTATGATGACTCAAAAGATTTTTTACGACTCTTTTTAAATAAACATTCTCTCTAACAGCATAAAATTACTACAAAGGATTCTCATATGCCACAAGATAAAAACCTTGAACCTGTAAAATTGCCAATGGCGCTTCGATTTGATGAAGATCCAACAACGCAATTCTTAAATGATCTCGATGCACTAGATATTGAGCTTGTAGATCACCCAACTCCCCAGCAGATGAGAGATGTCGCGTGGAGATTTGTGAAGGCAACATGGGCGGATCAACCAGACTACACAAACCCTTCAGGAGCTTCACAGCTAGAGCTTAGTGAAAATCTCGAGGATGTGCTTTGCTTTCGTGCATTGCCGACACCAATGGAGATCTTCAGCTTTACCTTTAAGTTTGCCGGCATTGATTTGCAGACCGTGACTCATCTAATTCGACATCGAGCTGGATCTTTTGCTGCACAGTGTACAGGTGATAGATTCTTGCATCATGAGCCATGCCTTGTTCCTTCTTCGGTTGAAAATAGTCCTGAGCTTTATCGTCGATGGAAGCGTCATGTTGACGATGCCAAGCAGCTCTATGCCGACATGGTTGATACCAATCAGATTTCCATGATGGATGCTCGTACAATCTTGCCAAAGTGTTTGTCAACATTTTATTACGGAAGGTTTAATCTAAAGGATATTATCGGGCTTGTTAAGCAGCGGGCTGATAAGCAAATTCAGCCTGCAGTTGATAATCTCATTGCAGCGAAAATGGCTCTTGAAATTATCAAGGTCCTCCCTGAAGCTAGTGCTGTTATTGGTACAAAAGCACTGACAGGTCCTGCCTGGCATTATATTAGAAATCTGAGATCTGGAACAGGTACAAATTTATACTGGCCTGATTCTGATAGTGATAAGCACATAGAATATCATCCAAATGATACAATCTATCAGGCACATCGATATGACCTAAATGGAACAAATCCGCCCGTTGAGGAGTCTGAGGGAAACACAAAGTTTCGTCAGATTTGGAATGGACTGATAGATGAAATTACTAATCTTGAAACAGCCTATAAGAATACAAAGGAATAATAATGAAAGCATATATCGCAAGTTCTTGGTTCACACCTGCAGCTTTTGAGGAGGTTGAAACCATCAAAGAGCTATTAACAAAAAATGGCTATGAATATTTTTCACCGAAAGATTTTTTCATCTGTCCTCCAACTGCTGATCTGCAAACACAGAAGGATACATTTGAGGGAAATGTAGAGCACATTCTTGGAAATGATTTTGTGATTTGTAATACACGTGACAAGGATATGGGAAGCATCTTCGAAGCTGGTGTAGCATATCATTCAGATACACCTATTGTATATTTTTGTGCAGGCCTTCCTGGTGGTGCCACATTTAATTTGATGCTCGCACAATCAGGCATAAAGGTCTGTACATCATTTCAGGATCTTGATGATTATCTTTCGAGATGCAATGATAGCAATGAGCTTCTCTTTGAACCCTACTATGGATCAATAGAGTAGAGGGTACTTTCTTGTCTGATTTTTACAGTGTGCTAGGAGTTGACAAGAGTGCATCACAGGATGATATCAAGAAAGTGTATAGAGAGCTAGCATTAAAATATCATCCTGATAGAAATTCAGATAATCCAGATGCAGAAGCAAAGTTCAAAGAAGCATCTGAGGCATATGAGGTGCTATCTGATCCCGAGAAAAGAAAGCAATATGATCTGGGAGGTACACGAAATTTTACGACGTTTGCAGATAACCCACATGACATTTTTGAAAGCTTCTTTAAAGACTTTGGATTTGAATCTTTCTTTAGCGGGCATAGCCAGCCAGATTCGGGTCCACAAGTAGGCGAGGATGTTGAAATACTGGTGACTATTTCTCTAGAGTCAGCATTTTCAGGCATTGAAAAACAGACAACCTATAACAGTTTGATCATATGTGACAAATGTAGCGGTGCGGGCATTAGAGATCCATCTGATGTTCAGACTTGTCCCAACTGTAACGGCTCTGGTAAGATGCATCACACTGCTGCTTTTCTAAATATATCAATGACTTGTGGTCACTGCCAGGGTTCCGGAAGTACTATTAAGAATCCGTGCAAGTCATGTAAGGGCTTGGGAAGAGTTCAAGAGCCTCGAGCGATAAAGTTCACCATTCCTGTAGGAATCATGAGCGGAGAAAGATTAAGAATTCAGAATCTAGGAAATCATCATCCAGCATCGAATCAGCCAGGTGATCTATACATTAGAGTTGATGTTGTTCCTCATCCTAAGTTTGAGAGAGAGATGAACGATCTACACTGTCGTAAGCACATCTCGTATCCGCTTGCTGTTCTAGGTGGAACTGTCACTGTTGAGACACTATCAGGTGAAGTTTCTCTTAAGGTGACACCCGGTACACAGCACGGCACAGTAGTTAAATTGTCTGGAAAGGGAATGAAGAGAGAGGGTGTTATAGGTGATCAAATGGTGCATCTCTGTCTTGAAGTGCCCACTGAAATAACCAAACAGGAGAGAGACCTGATTTTGAATTTGAAAAAAATTCAAAAAGAGCAATAAAAAGGGTTTTCTTTCTAAATTTGGTGTCTACATTTATACTGTCGTCATAAGGAGACGTGAATAATGAGTAAAGTAATTGGAATTGATCTTGGCACAACAAATTCTTGTGTCGCGGTGATGGAGGGTGATGCCCCCAAAGTTTTAACAAATGCAGAGGGAAGTAGGACAACACCTTCAATTGTTGCGTATACACAAGATGGTGAAAGAATTGTAGGCGAAGCAGCTCGTCGACAAGCGATCACAAATCCCGAAAGAACAATCTATTCTGTGAAGAGATTTATGGGAATGAAGACATCAGACGTAAAGAAAGAAATTGAAAGGGTGCCATACACAATTGTCAAAGGAAAGTCAGGAAGATGCAAAGTAAAAATCAACAATAAGTCCCAAACGCCTCAGGAAATTAGTGGACAAATTTTATCGAAGCTCAAGAAGTCAGCTGAGAGCTATTTGGGCTATGAGATAAAGGAAGCTGTCATAACAGTTCCAGCATATTTTAATGATGCACAACGACAGGCTACCAAGGACGCTGGAAAGATTGCTGGCCTTGATGTAAAGAGAATTATTAACGAACCTACAGCAGCTGCTCTTGCCTACGGTCTTGATAAGAAGACTGAGCAGAAGGTTGCTGTTTTTGATCTAGGCGGCGGTACTTTTGATATATCAATTCTGGATATAGCAGAGGGTGTTGTTGAAGTGCTAAGCACTAATGGTGACACACACCTGGGAGGGGATGATTTTGATCAAGTTATTATTGATTGGTTGATCACCACATTTAAAGATGAAAGCGGCGTAGATATATCTGGTGATAAAATGGTAATCCAGCGACTAAAGGATGCTGCTGAAAAAGCAAAAATTGAACTTTCAAGCACACAAAAAACTGATATAAATCTTCCGTTTTTAACCGCAGACTCAACAGGCCCAAAGCACTTACAAGTATCGCTTCTCCGTTCTAAGTTTGAACAGATGACTGATAAGATAGTAAAGCAAACACTTGTTCCAGTTAAAAATGCGCTGAAGGATGCAGGACTGTCAACAAGTGATATTGATGAGGTGATTTTGGTCGGTGGGTCGACAAGAACACCCGCAGTGAGACAGGCTGTAGAGACATTTTTTGGGAAGTCTGCAAATAGCTCTGTCAATCCCGACGAGGTGGTCGCACTAGGTGCAGCAGTTCAGGGTGGTGTATTTAGTGGTGATGTGACAGATGTGCTGCTGTTAGATGTCACACCCCTTTCTCTAGGCATAGAAACGCTAGGGGGCGTTATGACTCGCCTAATTGAGAGAAACACGACAATTCCATGCTCTAAAAAAGAAACATTTAGCACAGCATCAGATGGTCAAAACTCTGTTGATATTCATGTGCTACAGGGAGAGCGACAATTTTCAAAGGATAACAAAGCCCTTGGAAATTTTAGGCTTGATGGAATTCCTCCCGCACCAAGGGGAATACCCCAAATTGAAGTAACCTTTGACATTGATGCAAATGGAATTGTTAGTGTGTCTGCTAAGGATAAGGCCACAAATAAAGAACAGTCAATTCGAATAGAGGATAGTGCTTCTCTAACAGATGAGGATATTCAAGAAATTGTAAATGATGCTGCTTCTTATGAGGAAGATGACAAGAAGCGCTTCACCGAAATTCAGGATAGAAACAAGCTAGAAACATTTGCTCACCAGGCGAAAAACCTTCTTCGTGAACATGAACTTACAGACATGACAAAAGAAGAGCTAGAGAGTGGGATTAGTAGTGCAGATTCTGCCCTTGAGGGTGATGATCATCTTGCAGTCACTAATGCTTTGATACAGCTTGAGGCAACTCTGATGATTGCCGGGAAGGAAATCTATGAGACTGCAAACAGCTCACAGGAAGCTGAGCCTACTGTAGATACAACTGAAGCAGATTTCACAGAAGAGCATAGTAGCGTGTAAATTTCTCATAACAGGTATAGAATGTTTATGAAAGGAGTAATGTTTATGCTCCTACCTGGAAGGTAAATGGGAAAATTTAAGAAGAGCTTAGATGGTGTTTGTGGTCCTCCAAAAAGATTTGTCGGGCTGCATGCTCATGATGGGTCAAGTGTTTATGACGGTCTAGGGTATCCGAATGAGCACATAGACTTTGTTCTTGAAAATGGAATGAATGCTTTTGCTCTGACAAATCATGGTCACATGAATTCAGCAGCTCATGCTCACAATTATGCAAAGAAGCTAAAATCAAAAGGGCAGCAATATAAG